CAACGTACGTCAGCGATGAGCGGGGACCAAATCGAGACCGCGATCGTGGAAGCGCTGAACAAGGAAGGAATCGATACGGAAATAACCCGAATCGTCCTTCAGGCACTCGGGATACAGACCTCTTCATAACCACCCCCAACATCGGCGTCCGAGTGGGCAACGAGAAGGACATCCCGTTCCTCTTCTCCCGCATCCTCCATGAGATGCACTCCCTACCCCAGTTCAAGTGTATGCCGAGTAGGCTCTACTTCACCTACGCCCATCGTATCTGGGAGCACCATCTCACCCGTTGCGTCGTCCGGGTAGCCTATCCCGCTGCTTATGAGGAGGACGGGGAGGTCATCTCAGGCGATAGTCGCCAAATCCTGGGGTTCATCGTCGCAGAGCCCAGCAATATCGGCCTGGTCATCCACTACCTTTACACCCGTTTGGACTATTCGACGAAGAAGAACCGTTGGATCTCCTACCGCCGCCAGGGCATCGCCAAGAAGCTCGTCGAGGGCATGATGGAGGACTTCGGGATGAAAGAGGTGGTTTACACCCTGATGGGCAGTACGGTGGATAAGTTCCCAGAGCTGGGGGACAAGGTGTATGACACCTGGAGTAAGGTTCTCACCTACAATCACCCACTCTTCTGGAGTTTATTGCCTGATAAGTGGGAGCGAGGGATTGAGGCGACGCTTGACCCGAAGCTCAGGGGCTCCTTTGAGGATGCCAAGCATCTAGTCCTTCCGGATGTAGTCTGATGCCCAACGAGATCAGCCGCGTTGTTCTTGAAGCTGGGAAGCGCAAGGAGCGCGAGATTCGGTGGAAGCCGGAAAGCTGGTTTCACCCGAAACAACTACTTGTCTACCGGGACAAGAGTCGTTATCGGTGCATGCGTGTCGGGCGCCGTGGTGGAAAGTCATGGTTTTGGGCAGGATGCCTCGTTGATGAGGGGTATAAACACCCCAAGAGCACCCCCCTGTTTGTCACCATGAGCCGTCAAGACGCTCGGGACATCGTTTGGCCCGCGCTCGACGCGCTGAACGAGACGTTTCAGCTTGGATTGGAGTTCAACCGCTCCACGGGTGATGTCACCATGCCCAATGGCTCCAGAATCATGCTGCGCGGGGCTGGAACGTTACGTGAAATCAACAAGTTGCGAGGAAAGAAGTACCCCTGCGCCATCGTTGACGAGGCCCAGGCGTTCGGGACTGACCTTGATTACCTCTTGGACCAGGTCATCGAGCCTGCGGTAGCGGACTATCACGGTTGGATCGGAGTCTCTGGTACTCCTGCGGTAGCCCCTGCGGGTCCTTTTTACGAGATTGACCAAGGGGAGAGCGCGGAAGCGTGGTCTCATCATTACTGGACCTTCCTTGATAACCCTCACATGCCCAATCCCGAGGAGTTCATTGCGAAGGTGATGAAGCGCCGGGGCTGGGACGAGGAGCATCCTGGCTATTTGCGGGAGTACATGGGCCTGTGGGTTCACGATAAGGACGCCAGGGCCTTCAAGATTGAGCCCCATCGGGACATTATCCCGTCCTTTGATGCCACTGCGGCGTGGGACTGGGACTACGTCATGGGCATCGACGTGGGATACAACGACCCGTTCGCGTTCGTGGTCATCGCCCAGAGCCAGGCCCTGGGACAAGCATTCGTGGTCGATAGCTATGAGGAGGCAGGCATCACGACCATGGAAGCCTTAGTCGTCGCAGAGCGCTTCAGCATCGAATACCCCATCACTCGCATTGCGATTGACACGGGTGGGGCCGGCAAGTTGGTTGCGGAGGACTGGCGCAAGATGAGCACGTTGCCCATTGAGCCTGCCAAGAAGACTCATAAGGCGAGTCAGGTGAGTGTGATCAATGGAGACTTCCGCGCCGGCAAGCTCAAGGTCTGCCGGGACAAGAACATCAAGTTCATCAGCGACCTGATGGTGCTGGAGTGGGACAAGGACCAGACGGAGCGGGACCGCTGGGTATACAGGCGAGGCTTCGCAGACCATTTGGCTGACGCGCTGCAATATGCGTACAACCTGTGCTTCCACCACGTCTATGACCGCATGATCGACGATCGAGTCGCCTTTGGCAGCCAGGAGTACTGGTCTCGTAAGGAGTTGGCGATGGAGAAGCGGCAGATGCAGGACGTGGCCGAACGCGAGGAGCAGTCGGGGACCATTTTCGACCTGCTTGACGCCTAGGGTTAAATCACTGCAGACTCACCCTGATGGCTGACTTCGATTTCGCGAGTGGACACTTCGCGCCAACGGACATCTATTGGTGGCTCTACAAAGACAAGCGAAAAGCCCTCGAAGCCCTCAATGCCGACTTCAAGCTGCTGACGGACGACAATCAGCGCCTTTCGGCCTATGAAACTTATGCGAGCCTCTATACGAATCGCCGCGTAGACCCTGGAGCGCCGTTACTTGCTTCTTATGAAGCCAAGTGGGCGATTGATCGCGGGAAGTACAGCCGCTGTCCGTACAACCTGATGAAGCAGGTGATTGACGAGGTGTCCTCGCGTATCATCAAGACGCATCCACGCGCACAGTTCATCACACACGGCGGCGATGTCAAAATGCAGCGTCAAGCGCAGATGATGGAGCGTTGGAACGACTCACAGGTTTACAGGCTCCACCAGAGCGAGAAGTTCGAGTCAGTGATTTTGGATGCGTGTCGGTATGGGATGGGTGCGTTGAAGATCACACCCGCCTACAAGGAGAACCGAATTGATGCGCAAAGGGTATATGCAGGAAATCTCTTCGTTGACCTCCAAGAAACCATCTTTGATCAACCTACTCGGCTTCATCATCGCCGCTACGTACCGAAGAACGCGCTCAAACTCTTCTTCCCAAAGAAGTCCGCACAAATAGACAGTGCCAGTTCCGTTTCTGACCATGAACGGTACATCAGTTACTACGGCCACTACTCCCAGGGCACACAAGATATGGTGGAGCTGGTGGAGAGTTGGCACCTTCCCTCGTTTGAGGGTGCCGATGATGGCCAAAGACACTTGTGGGTTAATAACTCTCTGCTTCAGAGCGAGCCGTACACCCGTCGTGGTTTCCCGTTCGCCTTCTTCACTTGGAAGGTAGATCCACACAACACGTTCTACGGCACGGGACTCGGAGAGGACCTTTTGGGCGTGCATGTAGACGCCAACGTCACCCTGAATCGGGTCAACACGGCGATTGAGTTCGCTTCGGTTCCTCACTGGACATACGTGAAGGGCAGTGTGACGGAGACGGACATCACGAATGCTCCTGGGTCCAAGATCCCATTCACAGGACAAGTAGCTCCACAGTACGTCGTTCCGCAGTCAATGCCGAATGACCTGCTGTCCTATGTGCGCGAACATGAAGCAAGAGCCTATAAAATTGCAGGGCTGACTTCCGCACAAGCGTTCGGTGAGCGTATGCCGGCCGGCCTAGAGACAGGACGTGCTGTGGAGAACTATTTCAACGTAGAGAGCGTCCCCTTTGCGACTCAGCTTCGGAAGTTTGAATACTTTATCGAAGACGTGGCGAACGCAAACGTCGCTGCAGGCCGCCAAATCTACGAGAAGGACAAGAAGTTCTCTGTGGTTGTCCCCGGTGACAAGAAGACCATCGAAGTTGTGAAGTGGAAAGAGGTCGCGCTCGACCCGCGTGAAGACTCCTACGTCATACGCGCTGCCCCGGCCTCTGCGCTTTCGGAGTTGCCGGCTGCAAGGATTGGCGAAGTGGAGCGGATTGCGATGATGTTCCCGTCGATGACTGAGAAGGCCAAGGCCGCGATGTTGCAGTTCGTAGACATCGAGAACCATGAGGACTTGTTCACGGCGCAGGTTGAGAATGCCAAGGCCATGATCGACGAAGCCCTCCGCAACAACGTCTACACACCGCCTTCTCCCTTCATGGACCTTCAGCAGTTCGTCATCGACGGCAACCAGGCAGAACAGCGCGCAGAGCGCATGGATGTGCCGGAGCAGAACCTCTCTACATTGCGTCGCATGATTCGACGCGCCAACGAGTTGCGGCAACGTCAGCAGCTCGCAGCTCAGATGCAGGCTGGTGGAGCGATCACACCTGCAACCGTTCCCAATGACGGGTCCGGTCAGCCGCCCACGGCGGCAGTGCCACAGCAACCACAACCACAAGCGACACAACAAACAGGATAAGCGATGACTGACCAAATGCCCGCAGAGATGATTCCGACGGTAGCGAACCCAGGAAACACATTCGAGCCCACCCCGGAGCCAGAGCCCGCTCCCATTTCACCGGAGACTGTTGTCTCCAAGCCACAGGTAGAGACGCCAGCGCCAGACAGCTCCATCCTCAGTACGAAG